TTCTTTAATTCCTTTGTGCCCGTAACTCTTACCTTAAACGTCATACTAATAATTCGAGATTTACTCTCAATCCCCCTGCGTTAATCTTTAAGTCTCTGAATCTTTCCTGCGTAGTCCCCAAATCGTCAATATCTACAACATCAATTTTAGCCGTCTTTAAAGTTGAAATATTTGCTGAGTTTCGTAGAGTATCAATTATATTATCTTTTCCTTCGTCTATTTTGACCATTCCACTTGAAGCCTTGCCGATAAGTTCTATTTCCACTCCAGCAACATTACTTCTTTCGCTTCTGTCAAAACTATTAATATTATTTGTAATCTCCGCA